GTCTTTATCTCGTGAAGACATCAAAAAAATTGCCGAGTTCAACTCTGAATTAGAGAACTACGAAAAAAATAAGGAGAACACTGCGTCATGAAAATCCGAAAAATTACCCATCGCATTCTGAGCATCTTGCTTATAATCGCAATCGTTGCCAGCCTATGTTCTTGCGCAAAGGTTGGCAGTGATTACAACGACTTGAACGGAAGCATTACTGGTAACACGTATGAATGCCAGTTTTACTCCAATGACGGCCAAAAGTTTATGACCGTTTCGGGGTCTAAAATTGATATGAATAGCAACATTATTCGTGAACGAACATACAACGATGGCAGTTGGGGATATACTAACACACTATCCTCCGTTGTTACAATTACCGTCGATGGTTGTCAAATTAGTAATTGCGGTTCTACTGTATTGTTCACAGAAAAAGGTCTTGAACCAGATGTAAATTTTCAAATGCAAGACATCAACAGCAACACAGATGGAAGCATTGGAGACAACACTATTATTGCAAATGTTGTAAATAAATACAAAAACGCATTCGGCAAGCCTGTCGTGGTCGTCATTCAGAGCCAGTTGGGAAATCCCATTTGCGCGTACAGTGGTAAAGATGTATATTGGAAGGTTTGCGAAGACCTTCCCAAAACCACCAAATTGATGATTGATGACAAGGCGCTCTATATTCATAGGGCAAACTTCCAAATTATTGATTTGGCATTGCTGAACCAATAATCATACCAGTATGCGCAGTCAATAACCCACGACTGATGATTCTCAAGCTGATTTTGGCCTGAGTGACAGTGATCTGAACGGAGGATATAAAGTATGCTACTTATTGTATTACTTGCGATTTTAACCATCGTATTTGGCTGGATTTCATATGCGCTGCTCGATGCGTTTGGAGAACAAATCGTTTTCTTCGTGGCGCTTGTGCTTGCAATAGCATCCGGCGTTTGCGCTGTGGTTTTCGGCGCAACTGCGCTCGCTTACCGAATAGGATACAAAGCGGACAAAATCAGCGCTGAAACACGTTATCAGGGAATCATCCACCAGATTGAAACTGTTAAATATACGGATGATATCGCGAAAGAACGCCTGTATGAACAAATCATTGCATGGAATCAGGATGTAGAGCGGGGAAAAGCCATTTCTGGAGACCTCTGGATTAGCTGGAGCGTTTCACCCGTCTACAATGATTTGCAGTGTATTGAATATCCGGATTGGGAAGGCAAATAATACAACCCCACTCAAGAGAGAAACACACACTAGGAGGAACATATGCAAACAAAGAAATATACTGCGGCAGAACAGGCGGAAAACATCAGCAAGCTAATTGCAATCCTGCATACCTTTACGCCGGATCAGATGACCGATTTTGTAACTGGTGCGCAAGATTTAATAGAGCGCTTGCAAGCCGAGGATTCTTTTGGCAAAGAGAAATAATTTCTTGTACATCTTGCGGCAAACTCGATATTAGCCCATCGCTTTGTGCGGTGGGCTTTTTTTCGTTTTCGGTATCCCCGCGCAAGTCGTCAACGGTGACTCCTAGCAAACTGGCAACATCGGCTAGCATATGATCTGGCAAATCGCGCCCGTTTGCTAGCATTTCAGACAAATAGCCACGACTTTTCCCAAGCTCTGTACTAATATGCGTGAAGGCAATTCCTTTTTTCTTTGCTATTTTCTTAGCTTTTTCCACGTATCGCACACAAATCACACCATTTCTTTGTACATATTGCTAATTCGCTAGAAAATGCTAGAAAACTATTTACATCTAGCATAAATGCTAGTATAATAGATAGCATAGAGGGCGACAAAAAACCAAGCCCCCTAAAATTCAGCGGACTAGCTAAAAATATGCTGTTATAAATCTCGCAAGTTCATGGTAGCATATTTTCTAGCAATAGTCAACTAGAAAGGAGCTTTTGCTAGGTGAATATTTCAAAAATTGATGCGCTGTGCCGAAAAAACAATATTTCTCGCACAATCCTTGAGGAACGCGCCGGAATCTCAAACGGCGCACTTGGCAAGTGGGAAAAATCTCCTTACGGCCCAAGCATCACGACGCTAAAGAAAGTGGCTGACTATTTCGGCGTGCCTGTTGATTATTTGCTAGCCGATAACTAGAAAGATGGAAACAGCCGTAAACGAGCTGATTTGCGAAAAGAAGGAGGTGAAACCTTGAAATGCTCCCGCAAGCGCATCATGCAAGGCGCAATCCTGACCAATCTTGCAGATGCTCAAAAAAATATGGCATCTGCCGAAAAGCTAGATGCCAGAGGGCTTATTCTGGTGAGCAAGTTTTTACTCCGCCTGCTGGATAAGCTGGATGATGAGATGGTACAGCTGGTCACGCAAGACCAGCAACAGAGGAACTAATACCCAGTAAACAACTTGTAAGAGCTTTGGTATTAAATGATTTTCTGACACACCTAAATAATCACAAAGTTTTACAGGAAGAAACAAAACCAACTGCACCCAATACAGAGGGGAAAAACATTCCCTCAAGTTCATTAGAAAGGCTCCCTTGACTTTAGCGAGCATGTTTAATGCGTCCGCCATAACATCACTGCGTTTTACGGACAAATTTTCAAGAACGCTGACTTGAACGGATTGATAGTTACCATAGCCAATAGGTTCAACAACCGTAACAGTCGAATCTGGAATTTTTGCCTGTTTAAGCAGCTTTTTAATCGGAGCAGTACAGCTTGCAAAATCTGTTTCTTTTCCAGTTATGTACTTTTTGTATTTGCGCTCATAGTAATTGGCTCTAATATACCCAGATAGGCAAAATAAGATTCTATACCCTATGACCACAATGAGCGCTAAGACAAAGTAGTTCAAACTATTGCACCCCCCTTTCTAATGGCGATTATATCATGCAGAACCGCAGCGAGCAATGAATTTGTGGATAGAGGTGAAACAATGAACGATAAAAACGCAACCCACACCACTGGGATGAGCGATGCGGCAAAAGAAGCCCGCCGGGATTACTACAAAGCGTGGCGAGCAAAAAACAAAGACCGGGTACACGAATACAACGCCAACTATTGGGCCAAGCGTTCCGAACGTGAAAACAAAGAAGGAGGTGAAAACCAGTGTTCCCAAACCTATTGATTGAGCTTAAAAAGCAGCGTTGTACGCAGCAAGACCTTGCGCAGCATATTGGAATTTCCCGCGCTACCATGCAAAACAAACTGACCGGGCACTCCCAATTTACCCTGCGCGAGATGAAAGCCATTCAAGGGGCGCTCAAAGGCTGCACGCTGGATTACTTGTTCACTGAATGTAGCACGGAGGTGGAACCTTGATGCAAGACAGCAAAACACCCCCGCCGCTCTCTCCGCCCTGTTGGCGCTGAATCTGCTGTGCGGGCTGTATTTTAAGGAGGAATCCAACCATGAAAAAATTTGAACTGACCGCCGAATTTGTAACGAACGTTTTCGGGAAGAAGCTGTTCCGTATTAAGGCTCTCGTCGCTTTTGGCGACGTTGAGAAGGGAGAACTCGGCGGATTTATTGAGAAGGAAGATAACCTTTCCCACGACGACAATGCGTGGGTCTCCGGCAATGCGTGGGTCTACGGCGATGCGCGGGTCTACGGCGATGCGTGGGTCTCCGGCAATGCGCGGGTCTCCGGCAATGCGTGGGTCTACGGCAATGCGCAGGTCTCCGGCAATGCGGACTACGCCGCCGTTGCAGGCTTTGGTCGCTACTCCCGCACGACCACATTTTTCCGCTGCAAGGATAAAATTCTCCGCGTACAGTGCGGTTGCTTTTATGGTGATTTGGCGCAGTTCCGTGAGATCGTCAAGAAAACCCACGGCGATAGCAAATACGCCAAAGAATATCTTGCAATTGCCGACTTGATGGAGCTGCATTTTTCTGATGAGTGTGGAGGTGAACAAATGAACGATGGGAAAATTCATTGATTTAACCGGAATGCGTTTTGGGCGTTTGGTAGTTTTGAAACGCAGCCCTGATGCAGGGAAAGGCGTGAAATGGATTTGCCGATGTGATTGTGGGAATACCACAGCAGTATATGCCGCTAAATTGAAAAACGGGCATACACAATCTTGTGGATGTTTGCAAAAAGAAAGAACAAGTTTGGCTTGCCGTAAGGATTTAACAGGTGAAACTTTTGGTAGGCTTACAGTTTTGCATGCGGCTTGCAGAACGCCATATGGGCATTATCGTTATGTCTGCCAGTGCGATTGTGGAAACATTATCACCGTTGATGGAGCCAATCTTACTTCTGGCGCTACAAAAAGTTGTGGATGTTTCCGCAAAGAGGTTACGCGAGAATTAAAACTATCTCATGGAATGGTTGGAACGCGGATATATAGATGCTGGCGGAATATGTTCCAACGATGCTATTCGCCTAAAAACAAAGAATATAAGAATTATGGCGGACGCGGAATCTTTGTTTGTGAAGATTGGCACGATTTCAAGAAATTCTATGCTTGGGCAATAGCTAACGGATATCGAGATGATTTGACGATTGACAGAATCGATGTCAACAAAGGCTACTGCCCAGAAAATTGCCGATGGGCAGATTGGTACACACAAGCAAGAAACCGAACAAATAACGTTTTTATAACGATTGACGGTAAAACAATGATTCAGGAAGACTGGGCTAGAGAGCTTAATATTTCGTCCGCAACACTTAGGAAACGGCGAAAAAAGAATGTTATATCGGAATCTAAGCCCACAAAGGCCGCGAAACCTTCCGGCTGCTGTGTTTGAAAGATTTGTGAAAGGAGGGGAGCATATGCCCCGTGAAAAGCCCCATTACCAAGAAACCCTTGTAGACATTCGCGCCCGCGCTGCTGAACTTTACCCCGGCCAACTGTTGTTTGGCCCCACAAAGGTTGCCAAGCTTCTTGGCAAATCTCGTGGCTGGGTATGGCAGCATTACGGCAGCTTCCGTGATTTAACCGTTGAACAAATTGCAAGCCTTATCTGCTGATTTCCGACATAAAAGCGTTGGAGATGCGTTGCCAAGCGATGGAACAGATAGGCTATGACAAGCTATGGAAATGCGCAGCAAAGGAATTGTTCGGCTGGGAAACGCATGGAAATGCGGAGGAATTGCATACCACAGAGACGAGATGACAAGCCCCGGAATGGCAAGGGTAAGCAACGACTTGAAACCGCAACGGAGTAGCGATGACTGGACTGGCAACGGAATGGATTTGAGAAGAAATGCTTTTGAATGGCGTTGAAATGACCCGCGGTTATATGCAATGCGTGGCAACAGAAAGGCTTTGATTCGATCCGCTTTGGAATTGCATGGAGCAGCCGCGAACGGTAGCGGAGATGAATAATAAAGAGAAGCTGTGAGTTGCCACGAAACGGAATCGCTAAGACGTGATTTGAATTGTTGAGCAGAGGAATCGCCTAGACATGCTCAGATATGCAATGGAGTGGCACCGAACCGATTTGCAATGGAATAGCACGGAGCTGATCTGCACCGGAATAGCGCAGACATGCACTGGAACCGCACCGAAACCGAAATTTTATTACAGGAGGAAAAACTATGAAAGTACGAATTACATTGACCGAAGAAGCGTTGGGCAGCGCCCCAAGCAATGAAGAACTGCTGGCAACCTATATTGCCAGCAAAGCACCCACCAGCGAGCTTTCCGCAGAGGAAATTGACAACATCAAGGCCCAGAATGCGGAAGACCGTATCACGGTGTTTTACAAATCCGCAGACGGTACGCCATTCCAGTACAATTACCAGGTTAAGGGCATGTTCAAAGATTCCTGCCAGATGCTTGCAAAAGCTGGCAAGGCAGGCTATTCCGGCGGCAAAGCCTGCGCTGCGCTGAAAGCTTATAAGAAAGCCATTGACGGCCTGATTTTTGTTTATCCGCGCGAGATTCATTACGATACGCACGGGTTAAAGATGGGCTACTGTGAGCGTTCTTTGCGGGCGCAGACGCCGATGGGTGAGCGCATCAGCATTGCCAAAAGCGAAACTGTGCCGGAAGGCAGCACCATTGAATTTGAGGTTGAATGCCTTGACCCGAAATTGGAAGATATGGTGCGTGAATGCCTGAATTACGGCAGAATGCGCGGTATCGGCCAGTGGCGCAACAGCGGCAAGGGTACTTACCTGTGGGATGAACTTGATGACAACGGCAATGTGATCGGCGGAAACAACAAGAAAGGACACTAACATGACTGCAAACAAAAAGAGCCGCCCAGTGTACTGCAATACACTGAACGGCAAAAAACGTGAAATTTTCCGGTTTCACAAGTCCATTTTAGCCCATATTGTTCCGGTTTGCAAGTGCTTTGCAAACTTTACCCTGCTGGGTTGTGCAATCGGCACCATTTGCGCCGCTGCTGGCCTTGCAGAGGGCGGCGGGGTCGCATCTTTGGCCGGGCTTATTGCCTGCCTGTTGGGCGGATGGGCTGCTATTACGCTGCGGGAGGTGCTTGCGTGAACCCTTTTGAGATTGAGATGGCATTTGAATACAATGACCCGTAAAAATACCAGGTGTTTTTTGAAACTGTCCAAATCGCAATCCTGGACACGAACAACAGCGAACAATGGAAATACAGCCAGATTTGCGCCGCCTACCGCGCTGCAATGATCGGCATGGCAAAACGACTTGATGAATTGGAGAAAGCAAACGCCGATGACTGATCTTGACTTTCCCGGCTGCGGCGCAGCGGACGAATACGGCCACCCCATTATGTGCGAGGATTGCATTTGGGGCGAAACGTGCATTGATAGCACGGTAAGGGAGGATAACGATGGAACTGAAGAACTATAGCATTGAAGCCACAGGAAGCCTTTACTGCTCGGAAAGCTTTGCAAACATCTGTGTTGATGGGCAATCCTATGGCATTGAAAAACTAATCTGCGAGATGATGAAAAGCCTGAAAAATGAAGAAAATCTCGGCATTGAAACGTGCGGAACACTGAATATCACGTTCACCAGAGAGCCGGAAAAGCTGACTGTGAACGGGACTGTGAAAAAGGAGGAAAAGGCATGAGCGCCCCAAATTTGGAAGGAGAAGCTATCTGATGTTTAATGAGAAGAAAACGGAGTATTCTACTAAATCTCGGCAGGAGATTCCCGTTGTGCAGACCCCCAAATATATTGCAAGCCGTGATAAAGCGTTAAAGGCGATTGCAGACCGCCCATACCTTAAAGAATCTGATTTTTGGATTCTCATGAACGAAACCAAATCCGGGAAGATGGCGTACACAGGCCTGATTATCAACCACAATGCATGTCTTAAAATCAACGACAATATGCCGGAGAAGGACAAATTCAACCCTGAGTGCGTGTCTGTTGACAAATCCGGCTACGGCAATTCGCTTGTGTACACCTACATAAATAAAGCACAAGGCATTTATGAGGTTGGTGAAGCGTCATCAACGAATTGCAAGAATGCTTATCCTTACGCGATGGCTTATAAGCGGCTGTTTGATCGCACTGTCCTTAAAATCTGCAAGCTGGCATTTGATGGCATTTACTCTGACAGTGAAGCGGATGAATTTAAGGAACGGTACGAAGAAGAACCGCAGCAAGTTACAGCTACACCGGAAGTCACTCTGCAAGACGTGAAGGACTTGGCTTTGACCGCGCTGAAAGGTTACGCCCAGCGCACAGGCAAAGACAGCAAGGCCGTCAACGAGGGCGCACGAACCTTCATCGGTAAAGCCTATAAGGACTTCACCGCCGATGACTGGCGCAGCGTTGCAAAGGAGTTTGAGCGCAGAAAATGAAACAACAAATCTCCATCAAGCAAGCTATTGTTATCGGCAACACAATTACTCTGGAATGCTCCCCCACTGATTGCGATAAGGTATGCGCCGTAATCAACGAAGGCAAGCCAATGGGCGCCATAATTGGCACGGTAACGCAGAAGCGGAGCCTGTCCGCCAACGCCTACGCTTGGACGCTGATGAACCAGCTTGCCGAAAAGCTGAAAAAGCCTGCTGTTGAGATTTATCGCGAACTTGTGCGGGATGTTGCAGGTGCAAGCGATATCGTCACCATCAAGCAGGAAGCAATAGAAACCTTTAAGCGCGGATGGGAAAGCCAGGGACAGGGCTGGCAGGTTGTTTTGCTGGACACCATGCCTACACCAAACGGCACGTTCTGCACGCTGCAATGCTGGTATGGTTCCAGCGTATACGACAGCAAGCAGATGCACCGCCTGTTGGAACTGATTGTGCAGGAGTGCCAGCAGCAGGGAATCCCCACAATGACACCGGACGAAATTGCAAAGCTGAAAGGACTGACCGGCGAATGAAAAACGAATTTGGCGTTGCGCTTGATTCCAACGGCTATGCACCATCCATCATGCCAAACAAGAAAGACATGTTCGGCCACCCACAGTGTTATTACTGCCTTAACGGCCACGCTTTGGTACGGCATGAAGTGCTCTACGGCCAGAACCGGACAAAAAGCAAAGCTCTTGGCCTGTGGATTTTGGTTTGCCCGGATTGTCACAGATGGATTCACGGCGAAAAGCAGTGCTGGCCCGAGATGGAAGGGCTGGATGCTGGGATGCGGCTTGAACTCAAGATGACCGCACAGCGCATGGCAATGATTGATTACAGCTGGACAAAGGAAGAGTTTGCCCGGCGGTTTGGAAAGAATTATTTGGAGGATTAAAGACATGTTGAATGTAGTTGCACTTATGGGAAGACTGGTTGCTGACCCTCAGCTGCGCCAGACTACAACATGTAAAAATGTTGCATCGTTCCGCATTGCAGTTGACCGGGGACGCAAGGATGCCAACGGCCATAATCAGGCAGATTTTTTTGACATCGTTGCCTGGGACAAGAGCGCAGAATTCATCTGCCGCTATTTCCAGAAAGGTTCTATGATTGCCGTTGAGGGACGTTTGCAGAGCCGGAACTATCAGGACAAGAGCGGCAACAACAGGAACGCCGTAGAGGTGGTTGTAAACAACGTTTCGTTTGCAGGCAATAAAGAACCCGCCCAAAGTCAGAACGTGGCTAATAGGGCCGTTTCTGCGCCTGTGGCGGCAAACAATGAGTACGAGCCGATTGAAGATGACGGTGATCTCCCTTTTAATTTTTGAGCGAAAGGCAGGTGATGAAATTGGGTTTTGTACATGGGACGCAGTGGACGGACGATATGGTACAAGCACAGGAGTTTTGAAAAATGGTAAACGAAGGGTACATCAAGCTGTACCGCCGCATGATGAAATGGGGGTGGTACACAGACACTCCAACAAAATGTGTGTTCCTGCATCTGCTATTTCTGGCCTGCTATGAACCCTGTTATTACAAGGGGGTTCACTTGGAAACCGGACAGGCAGTTGCATCTATCCGCCAAATTTCAACAGATACCGGCATATCTGTTCAATCTGTGCGCACTGCTTTATGTCATCTAAAATCAACACAAGAAATAACACAGTGTGAACACGGAAATTTTAGCGTGTTTACGGTGAATAATTACAGTGATTACCAATGCACTAACACAGAATCTAACAAACAGGTAACACAGAACCAACACAGTGCTAACACAGACCCTTATATAAAGAATAATAAAGAAGTTAAGAATACCCCCTATACCCCCCAAGGGGATGATGTGGTTGTTCCTCGATTTGACACTTTCTGGTCAGCCTATCCCAGGAAAACAGGCAAGGCAGATGCACGCAAGAAATTTGAGAAGCTTGTTACTGACGAATCTACCTTGTCCACTATCCTGAAAAGCCTTGAATACCTTAAGACCACAGAGCAGTGGCAGAAAGATAGCGGCAAGTATATTCCGTATCCTGCTACCTGGCTGAATCAAAAACGATGGGAAGACGAAACAGCGCAGCCGCCTGCTGAACTCCGCAAGTCTAAAAACCTGATTCCTATCTATGACCGGGAATACACACGGGAGGAGCTGATTAACGGCGTTGTTCCAAAGCTTATTGGGTGGAAGGAGGCAGGCAAATGAATACAGCTGTTGCGGAAAAATCCGTTATCGGCATCATGCTGATAGAACCTGACCGGCAAAGCGAAGCGTTCAAAAGCCTGACAGCGCAGATGTTCAGCATCAAAGACCTGGGAGATATCTTCCTGCTTTGCAAGGAGCTTGATCGCAGAGGGGAACGGGCGGATGCAGTATCGATAATATCACGCTGCAAAGAAAACATCAAGGCGATTGCTTACGAATGCGCCCAGACAGTTCCATCGGTGAGCGGGTTCAACACCTACATCAACTGTGTCCTGGATGGATACCGGAAGCGGCTGATGATTGCCAAGATGGACGAACTTGTGGCATCGGATGCAGACGCGGATGAAATGTTCGGCGCGGTTGCCGCCATGATGGAAAAGCAGCAGCACATCATGGAGCACCAGCGCAAGCGCAGCGCAAAGGACTTTGCTGATGGCATAGAGGACTTCCTGCAATGGCTGAAAAAACCGAATGACAACATCCAAACGGGTTTTGGAACGCTGGATAAGCTGACCGGCGGACTTGTACGAAGCGGCGTAACAGTGATTGCTGCCCGGCCCGGCAAAGGCAAATCTACACTGGCGCTGCAAATGGCGGCGCAGGTATCGCAAACCTGCCTGACGCTGTACCAGTCAATGGAAATGAGCCGGGAACAGCTTTACACAGCAATCTTTTCCCGATGGGAACAGATCGACAGCATCCGCATCACAAATCATGCGCTGACCGAAGAGGAAGAAAGCAAGATTGCAGAGGATGCAGAAATCCTGAAAAGGCGGTACAAGCTGATTCTGGATGATTCCAGCCTGACCAGCCTTGCAGACGTTGAACTGACCATCAAGGAGCGAAAACCGGAAGTGGTTGTCATTGACCATCTGGGACTTGTGGCACCACCGAACGCCAAAGAAAAGCGCAATGACGAATTAGCGGCCCTTACACGGGGATTAAAGCAGCTGGCAATGAAATATCATATCTGCATCATTGAGCTTGTACAGGCCGCGAGAGCCGCCGACACGGGACTTATCAAGATGTCCGACATGTTCGGCTCCGCCACCATTGAACACGATGCAGACATGATTATTGCTATTAACCCGGAACACTACACCAAATTGCGAGAACAGCGGGAAGAAGACCCGCCAAGCGAAAGCGATACCGTGATTGAGATCGTCAAGAACAGGCACGGCGCTTGCGGACAGCTTGATTTTGCGTGGGTGAAGCCGTTCCATCTATTTTGTGAGGTGACAAACATTGACTAACCGTGAATTGTACATGCAGCTTGCACAGACTTGCACAGAAAAAACGATTGAACTTGACCGGGAAATGGAAAAATACGGCGAGAAGTTGATGAAGTGCGCTTATGACGCAGCACAATGGAAGCTGAAAGCAGCGGAATTCCGGGAAAAGGCACGGGAGGAAGGCGTGTGATCTACAAGTACACCATTCCGCTGCCACCGGTCACGAAAAAGAACTCACAACGCATTTTGGTGAATCGAAAAACGGGAATGCCGTTCATAGCCCCTAGCAGCGCCTATAAGCGCTACGAAGGGCAAGCCATATACTTTCTTACCCCAAAGCCGAAAACCCCACTGGCGGGGCGCTGTCGCGTTGTGACAGTGTTCTACATGAAAACCAGAAGAAAATGTGACGTATCGAACTGCTTGGAAGCTGCCCATGACCTGCTTGTGAAAGGCAGAATCCTTGCGGATGATAATTACACGATCATCGAATCGGTTGACGGAAGCCGGGTGAAGTACGACAAAGACAATCCGCGAACTGAAATAACGATTGAGGAATTGGAGGAATAATAAATGCCGGAAACGAAAAAGAAGGTTGTTCCACTATCTGAAAGAGAAACGATTATTACATACAACGATGCAGAGAAAACCGCCAACGTGTACACGATGAACCGGAAACTATCACGTAAACTTTTGGCTATGGCGCAGGAATACCCAAGTTTGGTGAAATTCGTGCGCAAATACCCGGATAGCGCAGTCGAATACGAGCTGCCCAAGAAAAGTATCACCGTGAGCAAACCGCGCGTAAAACGCGTTATAAACGTGCCTGAAACACCCAACTATGGGAAAGAGGAATTAGAAAAGCAATCATTTGTGAACTGTATGGAAGCATGGAAAGGTGGAAACATGGAAAGTGAGTGAAATGACATACAAAGTTCTTGTTGCCTGTGAAGAATCCCAGACCGTTTGCAAGGCATTCCGTGCCAGAGGATTTGAATCATACAGCTGCGATATTCAGGAACCGTCCGGCGGACACCCGGAATGGCACATCTTGGGCGATGCCCTGAAAGCTATTGAGGGGGGGGGCAAATCGTAACAATGGACGGCAAAACGCACGATATTGGAAAATGGGATTTGCTGATTGCACACCCGCCTTGCACATATCTTAGCAATGTTGCAACGCGTAGTTTTTCTTTGCGGTGCACAGCACCAGAAAAGGTGGTTGCACGGTGGGTTGAGCGGGCAAAAGGTGCTGTATTTTTTATGCGATTTCTTACAGGGAACGCGAAACGGATTGCGATCGAAAATCCCATAGGATTTATGAACACGGCGTATCGAAAACCAGACCAAACGATTCACCCATATATGTTCGCAAAATCTACAGAAGATACAGAAAATTACGTTACAAAAGCAACATCGCTTTGGCTGGTTAATCTTCCAGTGCTACATGGAACAGGGCTTCCAAAGCCTGACAACGCAGTATTGTTTGGCAAGCTGCCGAGCGGAAAGGCGCGGGCGTGGGAAGATACTATCAGCCGTTCGGGAAAAGTCAGAAGCAAAACTTTTCCTGGCATCGCTGAAGCAATGGCTGAACAATGGGGAAATTACATCAGGAACGGAGATAAAAAATGACAGGAACACTATCCGCCCCATGCGAGCACTGCCCGGAACGCCACACGCTATGCCACAGCGCTTGCAGCAAATATCTTGCGTACCGCGCCAAGATGGATGACATCAGCAAGCAGCGCATGCAGGCGCAGGCGTTGAACGAAGCGGATGTGCTCAGGGGAGACAAAATCCGGCGGGATGTGAGGAATCACGGCCTACCGGGCCACAGGAGGAGATAAACATGAAAGCCAAAATACAGCTCCCGGCCTGTTACAAGAAAGAGGCGGAAGCTTATATTGCAAAGCTTGAAGCTGAATCAATCGCAAGGGTGCATGAGGAAGTGATGAAAGAACGGCAGGATATTGCCTTGAGATCACTGTATTTATGCCTGCTGGCTTGCTATCAGGTGGGACTGAAGCCATCCACGCTAGTTAAAATCCAGAACGCCATGAGCGGCCCTGTCACGGAAAAGTATTCCAGCTATCGCGTTGACCAGCTGGCAGACACATGGGCGCAGGTTACGCTGCAAAACATCGGGGTTGATGTGACTGAAACGGGGGAACAATTATGAGCTTTGAAACGCCTGAAAATATGGATAAATGTTGCAGCACTTGCCGATGGAATGAACCGTTCAACGGTGTGTGCTACAACGCCGACAGCCCGCATTGCGCCGACTTTTGGGATGACGGATGCGATGAATGGGAAGGAAGGCCGAATGACTTTGTTCAATAAGTTGGCTGGTAAAGCATCCGCGCTGCTGAATGCAAGCGGTATTTGTTCTAATAACTGCATTGACGGCCATTGCAGCGGGTGCGGAGAATGCTGCGCTGATCTTCTCCCGCTCACGAAAGGCGAAATTAAACGGCTGCGAGATTATGCCAGAAAGCACCACTTGCAGGAAAATAAGCGCTCTTTTTTGGAAACAAAGGGCGGGCCGGATTTAAGCTGCCCATTTCGCAATGAGCACACAAAACAGTGCGATGTTTACTCTGTGCGGCCTTTGATTTGCAAAGAGTATATCTGTTCCAGGCTTTTGCAGAAGCCGATTGCTCAAACCGGTCTTACGAAAGAGAAGCGGGACATTCACTCATTACGATGGGAGGTTTTCAAGAACCCGGAATGTGAAAATCTGCTGAAAGAAGCGCAAAAGGCCGCAATGAAAAGAAGGTGAAAAACATGTTTGAAATTGCATTCAAAGTCAACCCTGATTCCGAATTTTACAAAAACTATTTTATGAAAAAAGCTGAAAAAGAGAAATTTCTTGAGCTTGCAGATGAATTTGTTGAAAAATATTTTCTAGGGGAATGGCTCTCGTTAGCGTTTTCTGCCCGGCTGACTATCAGATTAAACGCCGAGGGAACCCGAAAATACGCACCGCAGACAACAAAGCATAGCAACCGCCCAGGCTTTTCCACTTTTAAGAAGCAATCCCCCATGAATCGCTTATGGGAAGATGAAGTTTGCAAGTGTGTAGATTGGAAGAAATTTAGCGCCAACGATTTTTGGTGGATGAATTTTCATGGCACAGGGAAAATCAGCACTGAGTTGTGGGATGATGAGCAGGGGAATTTGTACGGATATTTTTCAAGTGAGTTTTCCGGTAAAAACACAAAAGTGCCAGAATCTGTGACACAAATGAAGCTGAGTGAATATTATGCAACATATGAAAATTATGAAGAGACAAAAAACAAGGCGGACAACCCATGAGAAAAGCCGGATTTAAGCGTATGCGGGGCGTGAAAGAAGATTACGTTCAAGACCTCCTGCGGCTGAAAAGGATATTCTGCACCAGCATTAAGCATGTGCGCTGGATGAAACGATATATCAACCGCGCACCGAGACACAAAGAGAAACGGGAGGATATGGATTATGACGACTGAAGAAATCAGCGAAATCTTGAAATTGCATAAAGCATGGAGAAATTACTACAACTGCTTTGTGGAAAGCATTGCAGATATTGAATGAGGAGTAATCGCAATGGGATTTGATATTACAGTAATTCAATGCGATCTGGCCAAGTGCCAGAACTGCGACGAGCCAATTATAGGCACAATCCGCGACTATGTGGATTCAAGCGGTCATGTCTGGAAAGAGTATCTCGAAAAAATCGGCTATTATGTGCCCTATGAAATACAAGAGAAAGAACCAGACCGCTATTTTTGCGGAAAAGACATGACACTAACCGTTGAACAGGCAAAAGACCTTGCAACTTTTGCAAGAGAACACGCTGTATTTGGTTGGCTAAGCATTAAGAGGCTGGTCGATCGCGCCATAAAGAACAGAGATTTTGTAGTTATCAACGCAGATTGGTAATGTGGTATTAACCACCATAAAACGGAAAGAAAGGAAAAGAAAGAATGGACGCAGTTGAATACGAAAAAGGCAGACGCAGAATGTGTCGCACGAATATTCTCAAAAAAGGCAGTTGCGAAGGGTGCGACGCTTACAGTGTTTTAATGCATAGATGCGATTTTGTTCCGCCTCCACCGGGAAGAAAAGCCGATGATGAGAAAGTTATCAAAAAAAATATCGCCACTGTCGAACAATGGGTAAAAGACAACCAAATCAAGACTCGCCAGAGCGAGTTTTTGAAGATGTTCCCGAATAAAGAACAAAAAAGATACATTGACAGGCCGATGCGGCTCATTGACGAAAGGGAAGTTATGATTGCCGTTTTTAACGCAATCGAGATGGACGAGGACGAATACAACGCCATAAAAGCGGAAGTAGACGAGATACCCACCATCGACCCAGAATCCCTGCGGCCTACGGCGCACATTATGCGCGGAACTGTGCCTGATACACACGATGATGCGTTTTGCAGCAATTGCCGTTCATATCTTGGTGTTCCTGGCGTTGATTACGAAGATTATGATTCAGTTTTAAATCACAGATATAAATATTGCCCATATTGCGGTGCAAGGATGGTGAACGAAGATGAATGACCCGGTAAAAATCATTGATAAAGCATGTATGAGTTACATAATCGACCACCAAGAGGAGAAAAAAGGATTGTATCTATCTTTGGAAAATTGTGAAGATGGCGCTGTCGTGGTAGCTTGCGAAAATAGCACGGGCTTTGCATATATCGAAGAATTTGACAGCGTGAAAGCTGCTATCAAGTGGTTGCGGAGGGAAGAATGAACCAAACATTTTTTGACCCAGTAAACAGCAAGTGCATTTCTTTTGACGGCGTGCCGAAGATTTCAGATTTTGGTGATGAGAATGACCTGATTCGACGCGGTGATGCGCTGAAAGCAATCAGGAAAGCATGTATCAGTGCGCATTTACCGTTCGATTCCGCCACGCCGGAAGGAAATCGAGTAATGGAGGCTCTATATGCGGTATGGAAAGTGAAAAGAATAGAGGAAAAGAAGCATGACAGTATTTGACGCAAACTGCATCTACACAATCAAATGCCTTGCTCTGATCTTTGTTGCAGCGCCGGGAGCGATGCTTATCGGCGCATTGTTGATCTACCTGTTTGCACTGTGCTGCAAACAGATTTCAGGGCTTTGGAGGGAGCAGAAATGAACATTTTCCTTTCGATTGTTGGAACCGCGATTGTCACAATCTTAATAGCGGGGGCTTATTCCATCGGCGTATCTGTTGGTAGAGCTGCGGCGGGGTATGAAGATGATGATCGGGAACCGGTGATTTACATGGATCACGCACATGGGGGCGAATGAATGATTAGAATTTGTACTGAGTGCAAAAAAGAATTCGAGGGGAGCGTAAAAGCCCGGCTTTGCCCGGAATGCAAGGAAAAGCATCATGAAGCTGCTGTTGCACTTCAAAACGCAAGACGCAATGAGCAATCGCTTGTCAAATGCGAATGGTGCGGGAGGCTTTTTACCAGAAAAAAGAACGAAAAGAAGTGTGAAGCATGCCGAAAAGAAGGAAGATATGGCAGCCCACAGATGGTGGCACACAGCAAAAGGGAGCCGCCTAAAGTGAGCATTAACGGCGTTCTCAAGATTGCCGATAAAGACGGCACGACTTACGGAAAAGCGGTTCTGGCACACAACATTTGAGGAGGAACATATGAAAAGTATCGGCAACGCGCTTGCACTGACTGTGACTTTGGCATTCATCGCCTATATGGTGCGCATCACAGGAAGCGGTATTTGGGCATGGATGGTTGTTCCGTGCTTTATGTTCGCAATTATGGGCTTGAGCGACTGAAAGGAGGAAACAATGGAAAATAACTGCTGCAAAAGCTGCAATACTGTGTACAAACAGGTTGCTGTTGTGCTGGATGACGGCGCATACATGCCGGAATACGCACATTTTGGCTGGGATGCAGGTGCAGACCTGAAAAGCCCTGTTGATGTGATGATTCCGGCGAACGGGAGCGCTGTAATTGATACCGGCGTGCACATTGACATTCCGCAGGGCTATGCGGGGTTCCTGAAAAGCAAATCCGGCCTGAATGTTAAGCATGATCTGACAAGCGTAGGTGTGATCGATGCAGGATATACTGGGAGCATCTGCGTAAAGCTCTATAATCACGGAAAAACTGATTATAAAGTCCATTCTGGGAATAAAATTTCCCAAATCGTGTTTATTAAGGTGGAATCTTACGACTTTTACCCGTGCAGCAAGATGCCGGAGCGGGAACGCGGCAACGCAGGATTTGGTAGCACCGGAAAATAAAAAACTTGCATATTAGCGCATAATATGCTATAATATCAATAAGAAATAGCGTGCCAAGTGCTTAATTGCCAAGTGCCAGTTGAACTTGAAAGTTCGGCTGGCACTTTTGCTATATGGGGGACACATGAAACTATACTGCGCAGACTGTATGGACATCTTGAAGGGGATACCAGAAGGCAGTATAGACATGATTTTATGCGACCTGCCCTATGGTACAACGCGGAATAAATGGGATGTCATCATCCCGCTGGAGCCGCTATGGGCGCAATACAGGCGCATAATCAAAAGCAATGGCGTTATAGCACTGCACAGCGATATGCCATTTACAGCGGCCCTTGTAAGCGCTGGGAAAGACTTGTACCGGTATGAGCTGATATGGGTAAAGGAAAACGGAAGCGACTTTCTGAACGCAAACCGCAAGCCCCTGAAAGCGCATGAAAGCATCCAGATATTCTATAAGCACCAGCCGACCTATAACAAGCAATATGTGGACGGAAAGCCATATAAGAGGGGGGGCAAAGGCGAAAGACTTCCCAAAAACTGGGGAAAGTTTCGTGACGACATCTTAACAGACTGTAGTGACGGCAAGCGGAACCCCACAACAATTCTGAAATTCCCAAGGGAAAATGGATTGCACCCCACCCAAAAGCCTGTAAAGCTGGAAGAATGGCTGATTAAGACGTACACAAACCCAAGCGAGATGGTATTAGACAACTGCATGGGCAGCGGAACAACCGGAGTAGCCTGTATCAACACAAATAGAGACTTCATCGGGATAGAGAAGAACCCCGACTATTATAAAACGGCCATAAGCCGGATAAAGGAGGCACAGGACAATGGGAAGTAGGGCAACCAAAAGAAACAGCCCGATCATGATTGATAATGACCCTGATAATGTGCCGGAAGGGAATCAAAGGCGCATTGAATTTCTGCTTGTGATATCCCAGCTTCCCAAAATAAGCACAAACGACCTGCCAGCCCTCAGAAAACGCTTTTATGACTATCTTGATCTATGTGTCAAGTATAACATGAAAGTGGGCAACATGGCGGCGTATGCTGCTATGGGAGTGGATAGAGACACTGTAAACTGCTGGGAAAGCGGAAAAAGGCGCAGCTCGCAAAAGGAATACCAGGAATTCGCGCGAGAAATAAAGCGTGTATGCGGGATGTACCGGGAAATGCTGATGCAGGACGGTGCAATCAACCCGGTAACAGGGCTATTCTGGCAGAAAAACTATGACGGACTGCAAGACCAGCAAGAAATCATTACCGCAACAAAAGACCCGTTAGGCGAAAACATGTCCCGCAAGGAAATAGAAGACAGATTCAGCGCCGACTTTGTAGAGATAGACGACTTTAAGGAAGTCAAAGAGCCGGAGCAACTGATAGAGCCGGTTCAAACAAAGCCACGTGGGGAAAAGAAACAAGCAAAAGAAACTGAATAAACGAAAACAGAGCATCTAGCAGCATATAAACAAACTGCCGGGTGCTCTTTTATTATGCCTATAACCACGCAAAGAAACGTGCTATCCGCTTAAATGCCATAGTAAAGCCTAAAACCAGCGCGGAAATGCCTGTTAAAGGCAGCATTAAACCCCAAAAAAGCGGGAAAGCAGAGGGGAATAAAGCCCAAAAGAGGAAATGAAAGCCCAAAAGAGGAAAATAAAGCAGGGAATAACGTGAGCGGCTTGCCGTCATCATCAGAAAAGACCCCTGAACACGAATAATTATCCCACATCCAAAGTTATCTATTGGAACAAATCTCCATGCGAAATGGTCAAAAACACGGGGATTATACCAAAATGATGCAACAAAAATACATAATAGGAGAAAATCACCCGACTTTTAGACCAATTCGACTTTGGATTCGTTCGACTTTATCAGCCGCAAACCCCTGAACCCTGTCCGGCTTTGGATGGAAGGCCTTTACTTGCAACAATACTACATGTAGAATGGTCAAAAACACGGGGTATATACCTGAATCATGAAACAAAAGCGCATAATGTAAACCCAATTCGACTTTGCCGGAGATTTTTTCGCGCAAAATCATTCGACTTTTATGCAGGGGATGTCCCTTCGACTTTGGGAGCGTTTCGACTTTGATTCGACTTTCAAACCCGTTCGACTTTGGCAGCGAGGTGTAAAACGGCGCACCCCGACCGCAGCACCTTCCGGCCCGGCGGATGCTCCCCAGGACGGCCCACAGCTGGGCAAAATGTGCCTTTTGAGTGCATATTTCGCTAAATAATGATTTAGCGAACATCAGATTGACGTTGCAACGTGCATTAAATTTTGAAAGCTGCAAAAAAGCACAAAAGTACATAAAAAAGCGCCGCCGGGGATGCCGGAAGCGCTGAAATTCATTCGACTTTCAAACCGATTCGACTTTCGTTCGACTTTGCCCGCCGGGGCAAAAGTACATGCAATGCCCGGCGGGTGATCTGGCGGGGTATTACTTGCTTGCATCGCGCTCCCGCCGCTCTTGGCATGCCTGCAAGATATAGGCTTGGAGGCTCTGCCCGGCGGCGGCTGCATCCGCGCGGATCTGTGCGCCCTCCGGCTTATCGGGACGTATCATTATATTATCACGCGCCTTATTATATTTAACGCTGGCCCGCGTGTGGGCCTCTGTAACTGCCATGCGATCACCTCCGCGCTCTCATTATACCATAATATGTTATAACCGTAAACGTACAAATACAACCACAAAAACACCGTTAACGTTGTGCAAAATGTCAATAGACAATAACCGTTAACGGTGATATGATATAGACATCAAAAGAAAACAGCCCACAGGGCAGGAGGGAACAAAAATGAAACTTGAAAAATACGGCATCAAGATGCAGGGCTTGAAGAAGGCCGCCGGGGAAACAAAACACCTTGACTACTGGAACGGCTACACGCAAATTAGCTATGATCGGGCAGACGGGGAGGTTATGGCAGAATATCACATTGATGTAAACGATTGGACGCGATACCGCAGCAACAGCATTATAAGCGTGTGCAACGCACGGGAACCCATGACAATGCAGGATATTGCGGATGCTGTAGCGCTTGCCCTAGACGATTACCAGCGCACTTTTTAACGGACACTTTAGCGGGGCTGCACCGTAAAGCAACCCCGCCCCACTACCAAAGCATAAAATAACATAAAGGAGCGTATAAAAATGAAAAAACTGTATTTTGAAGGCGCGGGCATGTTTGGGTGCCGCGACACTGCCGAAGAGCTGCGCGGGAACTGCCGTCTCCGCACTATGTTTCATGATGATCAGGGCCGCGCGGTATACCTAGAGATTGGGAGCGGAATGAACAAGACCGCCGGGCGGCTGTATGTAGACAGCTGCCATTATATTGGCAAGGATGATTACAACCTGCGGCGGCTCCCTGTAGAGCGTGACGGCAAGCAGCGCGAGTACACCCCGGCGGGCATTCTGGAGTTGCTGGATGAGATCGGGGCACATTTTGACGCGGTGGAGGTTCTGCCCAACCTGGCAGGGTATCGGGTTTTTGCGGATGGGTTCCACAGCGGAGACACCGAAGCCGAGTACATGCGCGGGGATACATTCGCACCGGACTGGGCAGAGATCGCCCGCCGTGAAGCCGTGTACAATGATCTATGCGATGCAGAGCGAGCCGCCGGGGTCAAGTGGCCTTGTGTTAGCCTGTGGCCCTTGCAGGATCGCCCGAACGTGTGCCGGTATCATCTGCCGCGCACTGGTGCACATGGCGAGATCATCCCGGCGGAGTATCTGGCAGGCAAGCAATAACAACCCGCAAGGCCGACGCATAACGCGCCGCCGGTGCAAGCCCGGCCACCCTGCAAAGGGTGGGTGCTCATGGGTAACAAACACGATCACAAGCCCGGCACAAATTTACAGCGCGCACCCATCGCCAACAATGGCCGCCAGCCCGCCGGGGCGCTGGTATAAGCCCAACGGGAGCCGGTACACCTCCCCACAAAACAGATTGCACCCGCCGCCGGTCGTTCCGGCCAGGTTCGCCGCGTTCTGATCCCGCGCCCCGGGCGCAAAAAGTGAAACCCGCCAGCCCCACGAGAGAGGGCAGAAAAACAACATACAGATAAGGGGGTTATAACATGATCTATCAAGCTAATAAGCGCCAGTTTGGGGCGCTGGAAGGTCTTGCACACTGGTGTGCCGAGTATTATTATACTCTTGAGAGGTTCGGCGCGGATGATGCCGAGATGCCCGCGATCCGCAAGGATATGTCTTTTTGCATGGATCGGTGCGATGCGCTGGGCGTGCCATACTGGGCGCAATTCTCCGCCCTTGCATGGGCAGAGAATTGGAGGGCCACAAAAGCGGAGTATTTTGATGCTGCGATGGCCCGGAGAGGGATCACCTGCAGCGGGGCCGAAGGCTGATTATTTGCCCGGAGCTATTGCAATAGCTCGGGATAGATTGTAAAATATAGTTGCAGGGGGTGTTTTATATGCTGGTTGTATTGTTTTTGCTGGCCTCTCCGTTTATCATTATTTTTGGCGTGATGCGCCATTTTTAAGCAATATAGCGGATCGCCTGGGCTGTATGGCCTGGGCGCTTTTTTATTGTCTCCGGGTAGGGTGTTCCGTTCTGCCCGGCATTTTTTGTACATGATCGGCGGGGGTATACCGGAGGGGGATTTTAGCAGGTCGAAGGGCGCGGGGTTAGTCCCCCCAATCCCGAAAAAATAAAAAAGTCCCATAAAAGTTTGCGTTCCCATACTTTTTGAGCTAAAATTAAAGGCGGGAATAGAAATGCGCTGAATTGAATATTCCCGCCTGCCGTTTTTGGTGCCGACACACCAAAGGCGGCTTTTTTTGTTTGGATTCTTCCTGAATTTTTCAAAAAACAAAAAAGGCCGAAAATCAACGATAAACAGTTTGTCTGCAACGGAAAACGATGCTATAATAATAAAAATAGTGCCAAGTGCCCTGTGCCAAGTGCCTTTTCTCAAATTTGAGGGAGGGCACTTTTTTATTTTGAAAATTTTTGAAATTGCAAAAAAGAGCACAATGCGAGCCAAGACAGCGGACGAAGCAGTTTATGCGTTTGCTGCGATCCGGGAACTGGAAAAAGAAAACTTCAAGCAGGCGCACAAGCTGAGTGTGGATTTGCATAATAAGCTGGGTACGCTGCCGCGCTGCAATGACCTGATTGAGCTGAACCGGAATCTGCTGCTGTTCAATGCGCCGTATAACTTTGATTCCTTTTGCCAATACATTGAACTTGACCGTGACCCAAAAAGCCGGTTTTATATGCCGCGCCGAAAACAGCTGATTCGGATGGTAAACACCCTGCAAAAACTGGAAGATGGGGAACTGGACATTGCAGGAATCATGATGCCGCCCGGCACCGGGAAAAGTACAACTGCCATTTTTTATCTGACATGGCTTGCCGGACGGGACCCCGACATGCCGATTTTAGGTGGCAGCCACAGCAACGCATTTTTGCGCGGCGTATATGACGAATGTCTGCGAATTATGGCAAAAGGCGGGGAATATTTGTGGCGAGACGTGTTCCCCGGCGTGTGCATTGCCAGAACAAATGCACAGGACATGATGATAGACATGTACAAGCCAAAGCGCTTTGCCACGTTGGAATTTTCCTCTATCGGCAGCGGCAATGCGGGCAAGGTGCGTGCACAAAAGCTGTTATACTGCGATGACCTTGTAAGCGGCATTGAGGAAGCCATGAGCCGGGAACGCATGGATAAGCTGTGGCAGCTGTATACAACAGATTTGCGGCAGCGCAAAATTGGCGAATGCCGGGAACTGCACATTGCCACACCCTGGAGTTTGCATGACCCGATGGACAGGCTGGAACGCAACAATGAAAATAACCCGCGTGCAGAATTCCTGCATATGCCTGCCCTGAACGAGGAAGAAAAAAGCAATTTTGATTATGCCAATGGAGTAGGGTTCAGCACCAAGTTTTATATTGACATGCGGGAATCAATGGATGATGCCAGCTGGCGTGCATTGTTTATGACAAGCCCGATTGAACGGGAAGGGCAGCTGTACCCAGAAGATCAGCTGCGCCGCTACTTTGAGTTGCCGGATAAAGCGCCGGAAGCCATTATTGCAGTATGCGATACCAAAGAAAAAGGTTCTGACTATGCGGTTCTGCCCGTTGCATACAAATACGGGGATGATTTTTACATTGAGGAATGTGTTTGCGATAACGGCGCACCGGACGTGGTGGAAACGCGGCTCTGGATGGTTCTTGTGAAACACAAGGTTCAGCTGGCCCAGTTTGAAAGCAACAGCGCAGGCGGCAAAGTGGCAGAAAAATGCCAGCAGGAAGTAAAGGCGCACGGCGGAATAACCAGGATTGTGACCAGGTACACCACCGCAAACAAAGAAACCAAAATTATTGTAAATTCCCCCTGGGTGATGGAACACTGCCTGTTCAAAGATAATTCCGTTATCAAGAATAACAAGGAATACAGGCGTGTTTTGTCGTTTTTAACAGGGTACACAATGGCAGGGAAAAACAGACATGATGACGTGCCGGACGCATTTGCCATGCTTGCACAATACGCTCAAGGCCTAAATGCGGGAAAAGTTGAAATTGGTACAAGAATTTGGTAAAAAACAACGTTAATGTGCTTGAAAAATGTGAATTTTATAGTATAATAGTAAATGGAAAGGCTTTATAGTTTAGCTCTTTTCTTATGAACATTTTGTTCATACCTCCTAGGGTACGGAACCAGCGTCCTGCATATGCGCCGCCCTAAATATGGTTCTCCCGCTGGCTGAAATGCCAGCTATTGTGTCGCTATAGTTTAATGGTAAAACTCCTGGCTCATAACCGGGTGCTTGCAGGTTCAACCCCTGCTGGCGGCACCAGAGTGCGCTCTGCGGCGCACAACCGGCACTATGTGGGCCGTTATCAGCCACATAGAGCCTGACAGGGCTTACCTTGTCCGCTGCGCCTGCAAAGCTGTCAAGCACTTTGCAGGTGATATATACCGTATAGCCATATAAGGGCGCTGCGTTCCGAAGCAACGGCGCGGCGGAGGGTGCAAGGCCACCATACGGAACCAGATGCAAGGTAGCGCCTTGCTGTGTGGGCGGTGCGGCTTCCCCCACAAACGATGACAAAGCCTGTGAAAAGCAGGAACCGCACATGCTGTTATAGCTCAATGGTAGAGCAGCCGCCTTGTAAGCGGCAGGCTACTGGTTCAAGTCCAGTTGGCAGCTCCAAGGCCGAAGATACGGGTAAAAGATTCAGCCGGGACGCTGGACTGAAGTTCCCTGTTAGGCAATCCCTGCACACCTCTCTTTGATGTGTCCCATGCAGGGCTTTTGATGATATGTTCCCGACATTTACGCCGGTAAGTTGCGGTTTAGTTTTGAGTTTCGCGCAAGCTGGAAAAATTCAACCGTGAAACGTGAGATTTTAACTTGACGGCAATTTGCTTATACGCAGTCATAGCTTAATAACGTTGGAAAAGCAGCGCCTGTGGGTGCCGTTGCAGGTTCGAGACCTGCTGACTGCTATTGTTGGGTCGCTCCCACCGGTGAAAGCCCGGCGCAGGCAAAACGCGATAGATAACCTGAACGCCACATCTGCTTGCGCGGACTCTGTTACTGACACCGTTGCGCGTTGTGGCCCCCTTTTAATCAAAGCAGAAACCGTAAACCGACAGACGGGATATAAAACGGGCCGGACGCCGCGGAGTGACTTCCTGCGCGGGATATAAATAGAGGAAATCAAAAACAGGCGTACCATCACGCGCATAGCACTGGATGCCGCCTGTTACGTTGCAAAGCCTGCTACTTTGCAATGGGTGAGCCCGGCATAGCATAAACCGGGAGGGCGGGAACGGGGTTATTTTTGAAAGAAGGGATAAATTGCGAGTAAGTGTTTACTGCCCGTGCTGCGGTGCGGCAGGAATCAAGCGGAAGCTGATGGAAGTTGATACAGCAGCAAAGGGAACGATTTATCCCTATTGCAAGGCGTGCAAGCGGAACTTTGAAATCCATTTGCCGCTGAAAAAATAAAGTGCCAAGTGCCCTGTGCCAAGTGCCAGCTGAACCTTAATTGGTTTTGCTGGCACTTTTTGTTTTTGTGCAAAGGAGAACAGCTTGGAAAGATATCTTGTTGACATCCTGCCGGATGAGGGTCTGCACGGCAGACGGGTCATTACCACAAACGAGCAGGAAATTACAGCAGATAACGTTGTAAAGGTGCTGAATACTGCCATTGCCACCCACGACAGGAACCGGGGAGAAATCCAGTATTTGTGGGATGTTTACCGGGGCAAGCAGGATATCCGAAAAAAAGAAAAAATTGTCCGTGAGGAAATCAACAACAAAATCACGGTGAACATCGCAAATGAGATTGTGACGTTCAAAACAGCATTTCTACTTTCCGGCCCTGTGCAGTATATCGGTGCAAAAGGCAGCAAGACGGACAACAACAAACTGGTTGATTTGAACCGCTGGATGTCAGATGAGGACAAACAGAGCAAGGACAAAGAAATCGTTGACTGGATGCACATTGCGGGGCTTGGCGTGCGGATGGTTCTGCCTGACCCCGGCGCGGAACAGGCGGGAAGCCCTGCCTGCATTTATACCCTTGACCCGCGTGAAGCGTTTGTCATCTACTACAGCGGCTATACCAAAAAGCCAATGGCAGGTGTGCTGACACAGTACGATGAAAACGATGCCAAGTATTACGGTGTTTACACTGACAGCGAATATTTTGAAATCAAAAGCGGGAAAATCACCCGGCAGTCTGGGCATTTGTACGGCAGTGTGCCGATTGTGGAATACCCCAACAACAGTGCCAGAATGGGCGCGTTTGAAGTAGTGTTGCCGCTTCTGAATGGTATTAACACGCTGGAAAGCAACCGCGTGGATAACGTGCAGGATTTTGTAAATGCGTATGACGTATTCCAGAACGTTGATTTGGAAGACGGCCAGTACAGCCAGCTTGCCAGCGGCGGTAAGTTTATCAAAATCAAAGATTCCCAGCAGGGGATGCCTGCAAAAATTTATCGCATCAGCAGCGAGATGAACAGTTCTACTGTGCAGACCGCTGTGGATGATTTGCATGATAAGATTTTGACCATCTGTGGCATGCCGAACCGCAACGGAGGTTCTTCAACCAGCGATACCGGGCAAGCAACCATTATGCGCGATGGATGGAAAGACGCAGAAAGCCGCGCCCAGGACAGTGAAGATATGTTCCGGCGCAGTGAACGGCAGTTCTTGCGTGTGTTCCTGACCATTTGCAACACAACAAATAATCTTGGCCTGAATGTAGGGGATGTGTACGCACAGTTTACCCGCAACAACCTGACTGACATCCAGAGCAAGATGCAGGTATTTATTCAGGGCCTGGGCTGTGAAAAGATCGCGCCGGAAACGGTATACCGCGAACTTGGCCCGTTCCGTGACAATGAAATGGCCTTGCAGGAGGGCATGAAATATTACGAGGAAAAACAGGCAGAGCTTGAAAAAAGCCTGAATGAGGAGCTTGACAATGGACTGGAAACCAACGGACAGCGCAATCAGGCTGCTGAACCGCAGGGCGATACGCAGGTTTGAAAAAGCATCCCGGCAGATAACGCAGTTTGATGAATTGAACGTTATGCCCGCCTGCAAGCAGCTATACCAGGATATTGCCAAAGACAATCAGAAAGTCTTTTTAGAACTGGCAAAAAAATGCTACCAGGATGCCGAAGCTCACGGCAAAGAAAAACCCGACAGGGCATGGCTGCTTGCCTTGCTTGCCGGATACAGCGCCGTTACCGGCTATGTGTACGAACACGAGATTGACCGAAAGCGGGCCTACCTGGAAGAGGGGCTTTTGAGCCGGACAAACCATAAGAACGAATTCCGGCGTGCATTGCGGTATTGGAGCGATATGACGTACCAATACGCCGATGACGTGACCGATTCTGCAAGAATCAAGGCATTTACAGATGCCGGAGTAGAACAGGTGCAGTGGCACACTGCCGGGGATGAAAAAGTGTGCCAGGTTTGCCGGGAACGCAACGGAGAGATTTACCCGATTGATAATATCCCCGATAAACCCCACAGGAAATGCAGGTGTTGGCTGACACCTGTTTGATCGTCAGAGAAGACGCTAAAACGCAAAGGTCAGAGAAGACGCTAAAACGCACAAATACGGGCGAGAGAACGCCGACAAAATAACGCGGAGGCACCAATGAAATTTGACACCAGCACCATTGACGGCTTTGAAAACATGAGCGATGCAGACAAGGTGACGGCGCTGCTTGGCGTTGACCTGCCTGATCCGGTGGATACAAAGAACCTTGTAAAAAAAGAAGATTTTGACAAGGTGATGAGCGAAGCCAGCAGTTACAAAAAGCAGTTGAAAGAAAAAATGACTGCCGAAGAAACCGCTGCTGCGGAAGCCAAAGCCGCACAGGAAAAGTTGCAGAACGATTATAACGCACTGCTGAAAGAAAACACCATTTCTAAAAACGTTGCCAAGTATATTGCGCTTGGCTACGATGAAAAACTTGCCAAAAGTACGGCAGAAGCCCTTTTTGATGGCGACATGGAAACGGTGTTTGCCAATGCTGCAAAGGCCAATCAGGCGCTTGCAGACAAGCTGAAAGCAGACCTTATGCGCAACAGCCCCAGACCCAGCGGCGCTGGTACAAGCACCGAAGAAGAAAGCGAATACATGGCATTTGCCAAGCGCAGCGGCAAGGCAAAAGCACAGGCCAATGAGGCTGCCGCAAAAGTCATGGATTATTACAAGTAAGGAGTGAAAGCATGAAATTCAAGAAAACGGATGTTGCCGGTGCAGTTGAGATTCTGGCCAGCAATGATTTTACCGCAATCCCGTTTACCACAACCACCGCAAAAAAGGCTGGTGAAAAACTGACAGTTGACAGCCGCGTTGGCGTTGTGCTGTATGACGTTGACCCGGATGAAAACCCCAACGGCAGCCTGCTGGTTGCGGGCGTGATTGATGCAGTAAAGGCAAAGGCACACAGCGGTACCGACCTTGCTGCAGAATCTGACCTGCCGGATACCATTATCCTGCGCACCAATACCGGCGTGAACGCATAACGGAGGTGCAAACATGAACCTTACTGAACTTTTTACACCTGAAATCATTGCGGAAAACTATACCGAAGCTACTTCCAACACAATCCCATACCTGGGCAGCGGTTTGTTCCCCCCTGTAAAGCGTGCTGGCCTTGACCTGGCATGGATTAAGGGCCACAAGGGCCTGCCCATCTCTCTGAAACCCTCTGCTTTTGATGCAAAGGCCACTTTCCGTGACCGCATCGGCGTGAGCAAGCTGGAAACCGAGATGCCGTTTTTCCGTGAGGGCTACAAGATCAAGGAAAAAGACCGCCAGGAGATTCTGCGTGCCCAGAGCAGCAATGACCCCTATGCGGCGGATGTCATCAACCGCATTTACGATGACCAGCAGGATTTGATTGCCGGTGCTGACGTTGTGCCGGAACGCATGCGCATGCAGCTGCTGTTCCCCGAAAGCGGCGCAATGGGTATTACCATCAAGGCCAATGGCGTGAACTACACCTACAATTATGACCCGGATGGCGCATGGAAAAAGGCAAACTACACTGCGCTGACTACCACCGACCTGTGGACTGCCACCGCAACCGCTGACCCGTTCAAGCAGATTCAGACCATTAAGGATGCTATGGCAAACAATTACGGTGTGACCCTGGCTTACATGGTGATGAACACCACCACGTTCAACCTGATGAAAGCCACCGATGCCGTAAAGAATCGTTGGCTGACCGTAACTGGCCGCAGCATGGGCTACCTGACCAACGATGAAGCCAAAGATGTGATCGCATCCACTACCGGCATTCAGATCGTGATTTACGACAAGCTGTATGCCGATGAGAGCGGCGCAAGCCACAAGTTTGTTCCGGACGGCTATGTGAGCTTTATCCCGGAAGGCGCACTGGGCAAGACCGCTTACGGCACCACGCCGGAGGAAGCAGACCTTGCGAGTTCCGGCAAGGCTGATGTTGCCATTGTGAACACCGGCGTTGCCATTACCGTTGAAACCACCGTGCAGCCGGTCAATGTGAATACTTATGCTTCCGAAATCGTGCTGCCAAGCTTTGAGCGCATGGACGAAGTTGCCGTTATGAAGGTGACGGCATGACCTGGCTGATTCCCGATTATGCAGTGTTTTACGGTGGTGAGCTTTGCGTGACCGGGAAAAAGGTGAAGATTGCCGACCAGGACAGTGCCGAAATGGCAAAATACGGGAAAGTAATAACCGAAAAGGCGGAAACACCCCCTGTGGTAGAACACCGGCGGGGCAGAAAGCCGAAAGTTTGATGAACGGCGGGTGACAATATGACAAGTTTTGAACGATTGCTAAAGCGTACAGGCGATGATGATTTAGAACTGCTGTCAGGTCTGCTTGACAGCGCGGAATCTGTCATACTGGCCCGCCGTTATCCTTTTGGCGGCGGTGAGCTGGAAGAGCGATACCGCGATTTGCAGTTCCGCATTGCTCTGGCAATGTACAACAAACTTGGCGCGGAATACGAAACCAGCCACAGTGAAAGCGGTATCAGCCGCACATGGGGCAGTGAGGATGTTCCGCAGCAGCTGTTGGAAGAAATTGTCCCGGTTGGAAAGGTTGGATGCTGATGCGAGACCTTAGAGCCAACCAGAAAACAATTTGGTACCAAAACAGCAACGGTTCTGCCGCAATCAAAGATAAAAACGGCGACCGAACCGGCGAAGAACGGCCGGTTATGGAGCCGCCGGAGCAGTTGCGAATCAGTGTGAGCGGTGCGGCTGGCGCAATGGAAGCCGCTGCATTTGGCGGTTTTACGGATTATAGCCGAACAGCATGCACCGCGAATGTGAATTGCCCGCTGCATGAAGGAACGCTGGTTTGGATTAACCGCGATGCAAGTGAAAGCCCGAATTACGTTGTGACCAAAAAGGCAGATACCATAAACGGCGTATTGTATGCGATGAAAGAAATCGTGCCATGAAAATCAAGCTGGCGCTAAGCGAAAAAGGCATAGAGCAGGCGATAAAGGAATACGAGAACTGGCAAAAAACGCTGGAAACCCGCATTGAACAGTTTGTAAAAAGACTGTCAGAAATGGGGGTAGAAGTTGCCAAGATACGGTTTACTGCCGCCGTTTATGATGGTGACATGAGCGATATTGCGGTTCAAGTAGAACAGCACGGCAAGAAAGCCACGATTTACGCCACCGGGCAGGCCGTTTGCTTTATTGAGTTTGGCGCAGGCGTTGCATTTGCAGAGCATCCAAGCGGGCTGTATGCGCATGGCACATACGGCGATGGGAAAGGTTCAAACCCGAATGGATGGGTTTATGATGGCGTTCCCGGACCAACGGCACAGCCTGTGTATAACCGCAATGGCGAGCAAAAGCCCGGCGTTTGGCGGACAAAGGGAAACCCGCCCGCATGTGCCATGTGGGAGAGCGCGGCCCAGATGGCTGCAAGTGTAAAAACCGTGTGGGAGGAGGTAATGCGTTGACAGAGGATTTTCAGCCGCAGATTTTTGAATTCTTTGCGCAAAAGCTGGAAGCAGAATTCCCCGGCGTTAAATTAAGCAGCGTAATTACCGACCAGCCGCCAAGTTTCCCGTGCGTTCAAATCGAACAAGATGATTTGCCGACAGACCATGACAACAGCGGCAGAATCAGATTTGTGAATGTGCGGCTCCGCGTGCGCGTTTACACAACGGGGAACACAAAAACAAGCCAGGCCCGGAAAATACAAACGTGCATTGACGAGACAGCCAACAGTTTGAATTTTACTCGGCAAAGTTACATTACAAGCGGATACCTGTATCAAAACAGTGCGTACCGGGCGGAAACAACGTACCGTGCGCGAATGACCGAAGACGGGGTTTTGACCCGGACATGATAAGGAGTTGAAAACATGGCAAATGAACATGTAGCTATCAGTACCCAAGGCGTACAGCTGCTTCGCGGTGATTCCAAGACTACCCTGAAAGAGCTGTGCTGGATTCAGGAATATCCTGACCTGATCGAAGACTCGGATATCATTGACGTTACCACACTGATGCACACCATGCAGGCTAACATCCCTGCGCTGCCGAAATCCTCTGCGCGTGCCTTCCCGGCGTTTGTTGACACCGATGCGGGCAACCTGAAAGCAGTACAGGATACGGCAAATACACCGGCCTATTATGCGGTGCGTAGCCGTAATGGCTGGGGCTGGGTATGGCATGGTCAGCACAGTGTTTCTGTGCCCGGCAAAGGCGTTGATGATGCAATTCAGTTCAATATCGTCATTACCAACGATTCTGACCTTGAATTCACCGAAAGCATTACTGTTGCTACTTCTTGAGGAGGAAAACGCAAATGGACGCTATCAAACTGACTTTTGAAGGCAAAAGCTACGAGCTTACCTATACCCGCGAGACTGTCAAGCAGATGGAGAACACCGGATTTGACATCCAGATGCTGGCACATCAGCCCACCGTCCAGGGCGATAAAATGTTTGCCGGCGCTTTTCTGGCAAAGTGCAAGGGCGTTAAGCGCAAGGTGATTGACGACATCTGGAACCATATGGACATTGAAAGCAAGAATAATGTTCTTGCCGCACTGGCCGATATTTACGGCGATGCAATGAACAGCCTTGCAGATGATGGAAAAAAGGTGACTTGGGAGATTGCTTGACCGACGATCTCCCAGAAGGTCAAAAAACATGGGGCCAGATTTTTGAAGAACTAGCCCCTTATTATTTATCAATCGGCATGAGCGCTGACGAGTATTGGAATGGTTATCCAAGACTTGCCAGAGAATACCGGGAAGCGCATAAAAAACAGCTTGAGGAATGGAATTATAAGGCGTGGATACAGGGCAGGTATATTGCCGATGCCATATCCGCCACGATCGGAAATGCGTTTATCCCGAAAGGACGCAAACCGATGCGGTATCCCAAAGAGCCGTATGCGCTGACGGAAGAAGAACAGATTGCAAGAAAGATAAGGGATGCAGAAGAAGCGGAGAGACGTTTCTTTGAGAAATTCAGTTTGATGGGTGGTGGAAGCAATGGCTGACGTACAGATTGATAAACTTACAATCGAGATTGAGGCCAATTCAGGAGCTGCCACAACTAATATCAAAAAGTTGGGAAAGGCGATAGAGTCTCTTTCTTCAACAGGTAGCTTAAAGACTGTTATTGACAGTTTGGAAAAACTAAATGAAAAGCTGTCCAATATGAGCAATTTAAGCTCCGCTGTATCGGGAATAAACAAAGTTTCTGATGCAATGAAAAAGGCAACAGGCGTTTCCAATAATATGACTGCACAGACGGAAGCGCTTGGCTCTTCTCTGAAAAATCTGTTTTCACAGGCCGTTGTGATAGCAATTATTCAAAAGGCTAACACACTTTTGGAAAGTGCCATAACCAACTACAGCAAGTACACAGAAGATATTAACCTGTTTGCTGTGGCAATGGGCAATGCGGCTGACAGCGGCGGCAGATTTGCGCAAAAGATGGAAAACGTGCTTGGCATTGACAGCGGTGAAGCTATGCGGAATATGGCTGTTTTCCAGAACCTTACAACCAGCTTTGGCATGGCATCCGATAAAGCCTACATTCTTAGCCAGAACCTCACACAGCTTGGCTATGATATGGCTTCCTTCTTCAATCTGAGTACAGAAGATTCGTTCCAGAAATTGCAAGCTGCCATTTCCGGTGAGCTTGAACCTATCCGCCGGTTGGGCGTTGATATTTCCAATGCCAGATTGCAACAAGAATTGTACAATTTGGGAATCAATAAAAGCATTAACAGTTTGTCTCAGGCGGATAAGGCACAGCTGCGCTATATTGCTATCATGAAGCAGACAACAAATGCGCAGACCGATATGGGCCGCACATTGAATTCGCCTGCAAACCAGATGCGCATTTTGAAAGCACAGATTGATTTGCTCGGCAGAAGCCTGGGCGCGGTGCTCATCCCCGCAATCAATGCGATTCTTCCGCCCCTGATTGCTTTTATTCAGGTTGTCAGAATGGCAATCAGCGCGATTGCATCGCTTTTTGGGCATACGATTCAGTGGGGCGATTTTCAGAGTTCTGGCGTAAGTGCTGCACAGGGCGTTAGCAGCGGGCTTGATGATGTCGGTGGGAGCGCAAGTTCTGCGGCAAAAGCTGTGCATGACCTGATCGGCGGATTCGATGAACTCAATAAAGCACCAGACCAGTCATCCGGCGGTGGTGGCGGTAGTGGCGGAGGTGGAAGCGGATTAGGTGACATTGGCCTTCCGAGCTATGACATGTTCGCCAACCTTGCAAACAGCAAGGTTACGAAATGGGTTGAAAAGCTACAAAAGGCTTTTGAGAACATCAAAAAAGTGCTTGAACCGTTTATGCCACTTATAAAAGGTATTGGCGCTGCTATATTAACGGCTTTTGCCGTTGGAGCTGTCAGCAAATTCCTGAAAAAGTTCAAGGATTTTATTACTAAAGCCGCTGCGGGAAGCGCTGTCTTTGAAGCATTGAAAAAAGCTGCGGGAGTTTTTGTTTCATCGCTGGAGTACGGGGCCGGTTTTTTGAGGTCTTTTTCTTTGGGGCTTCAATCGTTCAGAAGCGCACTCCCGGTATGGGCGAAAGTAGCTACTGCCGTTGCTGTGGCGGTCGGAACCTTTGTCACTGCTTATGATGCAATGAAAAAATTCGGGCAAGGGGCAATGGATTTGAAAACCGCCGCAACAAACTGTGTGGCTGCATTTGCCCTGTTTGGGACAATCGGCGGCATTGTGCTTGGCCCGGTTGGTGTAGTGATTGCAGCGGTGGGAACGGCAGCCGGCGCGTTTTTGGGATACAGGAGTGCAATGCAGGAAGCCGGGCAGGAAATGGCGAACGAAAGCCAGTTCTGCCAGACCTTGAATTACATGATCGATCAGTCCACCGCAAGTATTCAGCGGGCAACGGATAGCCAGCAGGAACTTAACGAAAAAATTCAAAGTTTTTCTGATGTCGGAACAAAGTATGCAGGCGTTCAAACCCTTGTCGATTCGATTTTCGATTTAAGCGAAAAGTCGAACAAATCCGCGTTTGAAGTGCAGCAGCTCCAGTCCCAGGTAGAATACCTTAATGGTATGGGCCTGGAAGGGTTGCAGCTGCACATGGACGAAACCGGAACAAAGGTGATTGAAACTCGTGACGATGTAAACGCCCTTATCGAAAGCCTTGAAAAGGCCGCATATGCCGCAGCAGCGCAGGATTTGTTGGAAAGTGCATATAAGGCGCAGATTCAGGCGGAACAAGACCTTGCAGCCGCCAATGACCGCCTTGCTGCGAGCAATGAAGCAGTCGATACAGCAACAACGGCACTTAGCAATTATCGTGACGGTCTTTCCACATGGGGTGAAATGCTGGCTGATTTGGGTCTCGATGCGCAATATAACGCTTTGTCCGATTCTTTGAGCAAAGCGAACGAAGCCTACGAAACCGCAACAAGTGACGTTCAGGCGCAGCAAGAAGCCCTTACAAATGCCAATTCTGCGATTGATACCTACACCCAAAAACTTGTGGATATCAAAAGCGGGAACTTTGATATGGCTGATTCTGTAATAAGCTCTACAAATCAGGTTGATACTTCTATGGCGCAGGTAAGAGATTCTGCAAATCAGACTGCCGGAACAGTAACAAGTGCCAACAGTAATATAACAACGTCTGCTACAAATTCCGCTGCAACAATCAGTTCCAGCTATTCGGCTGCGGCACAAAGCGTACAGGGTAGCACAGGTCAAATGAGTAGTGCGGCGGAAAACGCAAAAGAACGAATGACCCAAAGTGCAAACAATACAGCAAGCACTTATGCGGCAAGTTTTGACAATATCAATTCTGGTGCAAGAAGAAATGCGGAAACGGTAAAAGATTCTGCAAGTAATGCCGCATCTGGCGTTGAAGATGCGGCAACCCGTTCCGGCAATGCACTGTCCGGCCTTCCAGAGAAGGCAAAACAATGGGGCAGCGATTTCGCTTCCTCTTTTGTAGATAGCTTTGTCGATACGTGGACAGTCCTTAAATCGGGATTTGAAGATGCGGCGAAATGGATTAGTGAACGGTTCCATTTTTCTGTTCCTGATAAAGGCCCTTTGGCTGATGCTGACACCTGGATGCCTGACATGATGAAACTGTTTGCATCCGGCATTGAACGGAACAAGAACAGCGTTATCCGCCAGGTTGCAGGGCTTAGTGCTTCCATGCAAAAGGAGCTTACGGATGCACCTGTCAATGTCAGCGCAGAGGGCACAGTCGTTTCCAAACACGATGTCGAAGTATCCGGGAAGCAGTTTTCTTCTGCGCAGGCATACCGCACTGGAAATGGCTCCGCAGACGTTGTTGCAGCAATTCGTGCGCTTGGCACTATTATGGAGCGCAACAGTGATACCAAAGTTGTCATTAACGGCAGAGAGGTATTCCGCGCCGTTAAAGATGAAGCACACCGAGAACAAATCAGAACGGGAAGCCCCGCTTTCTAAGAGGAAGATATGAGCTTCAATAGCAAAGACACAAAAGGTTACTGGGCGGTCAACGGAACTGCGCTGTACAAGCCGCATGGGTGTGAAATCACGCATGAGAACTATGTCGGCTCCAACAGCGGCCGCACAGAGGACGGCGTGATGCACATTGATTGGCTGCGCCGGGACTTGCGCAAAGTCACAATCAAATATAATGCCATGACAGGGAACGAAATGGACGAGCTTGTTGGGCTTGTTCAGGGCAAGGAATATACCGCAACATTCAGAGACAGGGGAAAGACATGCACGATGTCCGCTTATACAGGTGATTGCAAATATGAACTGTACAACGAAACCTTGTGTTCAAGCGAGGGCGGATTATACACCGATGTTTCCTTTGACATGGTAGAGATGTAAAGGGGGGAAGAATCAATGCTGAAAAACCTGATTGTCAAAAGCGATGGGACAGAGATTGATTCTTCCCTTATTTTGTCTTGCACATTGACGCAGACCTTGAATTCAGGCCAGGAATTCACGATTGGAAGCGCATGCACAGACGAAATAGAGGTCGAATACCTTGCGCAAGATGACAATCTTATTGCAAAAGGCGATGTGCTTACGTTGTACTGGGTGAATGACAGCGGCACAAAAACAAAAGTCGGCATATATTATTGCGAAAAGCCAAATTATCAGGCGCTTATGCGGGAAGTATCCGGCACAAGCATGGTTTATAAAGTAGTCGCCTATGACACCATGTCCAAGCTGGATGCGGACTTTTCCGGCTGGCTGCGGGCCAATCAGGCACAGTTCCCCAAAACTATCTGGCAGCTGGCGCAGCTGGCCTGCCAGCGGGCAGGGGTCACACTTGCCAGCAGCAGCCTGCCCATTAACGGCAGCTACAGCGTGCAGGCGTTCTACGCGGACGACCTGACCTGCCGCCAGATTATCTCCTGGGCGGCGGAAGCGGCAGGCTGCTACGCCCACATGAATGCAGACGGCAAGCTGCAATTCTTGACCTACACAGACAAGCGCAGCACTGCTAAAATCACCCCGGACGGTGCCAGCAACAGCACCGCCTATTATGCTGACAGCCTGAGCTACGAGGACTACACGGTCAAGGCCATTGAGAAAGTCCAGATTCGGCAGTCGGACAGTGACGTGGGGGTCATCTACCCCGACAGCACCACTGCCACCAACACCTATGCAGTGCAGGGCAATCTGCTGCTGACAACCGGCACCGAAGCCAACCTGAAAAGCGTTGTCCAAAACCTGTACAACGTGCTGAAAAACGTGACCTACACCCCCTGCAAAGTATCGGTGCCCAGCAGCTCCGGCCTTGCCTGCGGGCAGATCGTGCACGTTAAGGACGCACGCGGGCGGGAGTTCGACACCTACCTGATGAGCGCCACAATCTCCTCCGGCAAAGCCAGCTTTGAGAGCGTGGGCAGTGCCAGCCGGGAAAGTTCCAGCGCCGTGAACAGCCAGAGCTACAAGAACCTGACTGGCAAGATGCTGGAGATCAAGACCAGCGTTGACGGCCTGGAAGTAAAGGCCAGCGACCTGACCGGCAAGTACACCGAACTGAAAGCAACGGTGGACGGGCTTTCCTCTGAGGTGAAAAAAGACACCAAAATCACCGGCGGCGGCAACCTGATCCTGGGCAGTGAGAGCTTCAAGAACGCCGAGCTGAAAGGCAACGCGGCCAGCGGCAGTTCGGTCACGTACAACGATACCGGAAGCGCGACCGTAATAAACGCAAACTCCAATCGGTATTTTGTTTTCAACACCGTTGGCGCTCGCATTACCAAAGGCGTTACCCTGTGCCTGTCCGTCATGTACAAGCCAATTTCCGGCACAGACGGGTTGTGTTTGAGCCTTATATATGCCGCCGACAACGGAAATTCTTACTATACCAGCATAACAACCGAAAACCAGATTGAAATTAAGCAGACAGACGGCTGGGTGCTGCGGTATGGCACCTGGACACCCAGCAACACCAGTATTCTAAAAACGGTCGAGCTTGGCTGCGGCAGCATAAAGGCGGGGGTTGGCGGCAGCTACACCAACAAGTTTGAGCTGCTTCACCCTATGCTGCAATACGGCAACGCCCCTACTGCCTGGAACGCCAGCAGCGGGGACTACATAACAGAGAAAAGCGCTAAAAGCCTCATCTCCCAATCGGCGGATGAAATCAAAACGGAAGTCCGCAGCCTGAAAGAGACCACCACAACCATTTCCAACGACCTGGACAGCACAAAGCGGGAATTCAAAACCGTTAAAGAATCAGTATCCGCGATTGACCAGAAAGCCGACAGCATTACCCAGACGGTAACGCAGCGGATCACCGGCGGCAACAATATTATTGCGGGCACCGATGACTGGAACAATGCGACCCTGGATACAGGCGGCAATAACTTGAACAAAAAAGGAACATACACGATCAACGGTGAATCCGTCCATGTGACCAATAAGGCCCAGAACACCCGGTTCCACTTCGGTGCGGATAAGTCACTGGTGGTTGCCAAGGGCATGACCTACTGCGCCAGCGTACTGTACAAGCTCAACTCCGGCACGGACAGCCTGTTTTTACAGTTTGAGACCAAGAGCAGCAGCGGCACAAAAAGTTATTACGGCAATGCATTCAAAAATGCGAAGCAGGACATTGCGCTGGACAACGGCTGGAAAATGCGGTATGCAGCCTTTGTTGCCACTGCGGACGGCTATGCAGACGGTCTGTTTATAAGTACCGCGGACGATAACGCCACCGTTACCAACGATCTGACCATCATGCACCCCATGGTGCAGATGGGCAACGCCCCTACTGCCTGGACGGCCAGCACTGGCGACTATCTGACCGCCAACGAAACCAAAACCGAGATCAAGCAGACGGTGAGCGAAATTAAGCTGACGGCCAGCACAAGCGGAACCAGCAGCACCATCAAGCTGACGGCAGGCGGAACAGAGATCACCAGCGCACAGATCAACCTATCCGGCGTGGAGACTTATTCGGATTTGAGTACCTGGAACCAGGATAAGACCATTATTAACGGCGGCAACATCACAACCGGACAGATACACAATCTCAACTACACCACGGTGTACGACCTGGACAACGCCTGGATACGTATGGGCACCGAGGCCGGTGAGCGCGTATTTTTGGACAACCGGCACATCGCATGGTATGCCACCATCAACACGGGGTCAATCGGCCTGACCGGTGTGCTGTACTCGGAGGCGGGCAGCAGTTACATCGGCGCGTGCAGCAAGTACGCCAAGTACGGCTGGGTGGACGGGCTGAACCCCACATCTTACGTTGGGATGCAGATCACCTACAACCGCAGCGATGACAGCGATGCCGATTTTAACACAACGCGGGTGGGCGTGTCCGGCACGCTCAACTGCCATAACCTGAGCGCCTGGGGCAGCAAATCCCGTATCGTATCCACCAGCTTTGGGCCGATCAAAATGGCAGCATTCGAGACCCCCGTGCCGACATTTGCGGACTGGGGGCGCGGCGAATGCGGGCCGGACGGCTGGTGCCTGGTCGTACCCGATCCGCGCTATGCCGAAACCATCGCCCAACATGGGCAGCTGACCTGGCTGCTGACGGACTGCGATGGAACCGGCCACTTGTGGGCTGAGGATTGCGGCCAGTACGCTATTATACATGGTGCGCCGGGGCAGAAATTCGGCTGGATGGCTATGGCCGCCCAGCGTGGATATGAAGGCGAATATGCCGAACCCAGCGAGTGCAATTACCCCGCAGGCACCCCGGCGGGCGTTGACATGGCGGCCAGCACTGCTGCGCGGGCACTGGACACCGGGGTCAATACTGCAGACGACCTGCTGACCATGGACACCGGCGCAAAATTAGCTGTTGATACATTATTGGAAGATTTGGAGGAAGATCAACCGTGAAAAAATTGAGTGCTGTAGCAATCGTAACCACCGCAGAGGGAGAACGCGTAAGCTATACTTACGCAGAACTGGACAGTGACGGCAACATCACCAGCCAGAACAACCGGGGGTCTTTTGTGGCCCTTGACGATAATCTGCTGACCGCCATTGCAACCCTGAAAAACGCTGTAAACGCACGACTGTAAAGGAGAAAAAACCATGACTGACAGCAAAAGAACCCATGAATGCCGCCGCAAAATCGTGGCGGCCTTGAACGAAGCTAAAATCCCGTATGCCACATCTGAGCTGATCCTTGAAAATATTTTGTATGTCGTGAGAGCGAACATGGAGGCCCAGGAGGCAGCCGCAGAAAAAGGAGATCAAAGCGGGATCACCGAGGGCACCGTCTCCACCAAAAGCAATGCACCGGCCAATCAGCAGAAATAAGGGGTGATCTGCATGAGACCCTATAACCATGATATCTACCTGAACGGCTACAAGGCCGTAACGTTTGAAGGCCCGCTGCGCCTGGGCACCTATGACAGCTATGGTAATGAGCGCATCCGGGTGCTGTGCAGCCCGGAATGGGATGGCCTTACCATTGTTGCAACGTTTAAGGCAGCCAGCGCCGTTGAGGTGCTGGTGGATGCTGATGGCCTGCTGGATGTACCGCCGGAAGCCACTGCTACCCAGCAGGCGGCAGCAGGCCGCTGCGCCCTGACTTTTGTGGGCACCGGTGAGGGGCGGCAGACGATCAGCTGCACGACCTATTATCTGGTGCAGGACCATGCCACTGTTGGCAACGTTACCCCGGACCCCACGCCCGACAAGTGGCAACAGTTTGTGGATCAGGTTGCGGCTGACCGCGCCGGTGCTGCCGCTGCCGCCAAAGAATCCGCCCGCAACGCGCAGGATGCCAAGACGGCGGAGAGCAATGCCAAGGACAGCGCAGACAATGCGGCGGGCAGCGCAACGGCGGCGGCTGAAAGCGCCCAGGCCGCTGCCAAATCTGCCGAAGCGGCTGCACAGTCCGCCACCAAAGCGCGGGGCAGTGCAGATGCAGCAGCCAAGAGTGCAGAAACGGCCAAAACGGCGGAGACCGGCGCAGGTAGCAACGCTGCTGCCGCGAAAAACTCTGCCGATCGGGCCAGCGCCAGCGCTGCCGCCGCAAACGAAAGCCAGACGGCGGCCAAAGCCAGCCAGGATGCTGCGAGTGCATCCGCCAGCACTGCATCCAGCAAAGCGACCGCTGCAGGCAACAGCGCAGCGGCTGCCGCCACAAGCGAGAAAAACGCTGCCGCCAGTTCTGCTGCCGCTAAAACTGCCCAGAGCGCGGCAGAGACGGCCAAAACCGGCGCGGAATCTGCTAAAACGGCAGCAGACAGCAGCGCAAAGGCTGCTGCCGGCTCTGCCAGTACGGCGGGTACCGCTGCAAGCGCCGCCACCACGCAGGCCACAGCGGCAAAATCCAGCGCGGATAATGCAGCTGGCAGCGCAACGGCTGCCAAAAGCTCCGAAACCGCCGCGGCCAAATCTGCCCAGGGGGCAGCAAGTGCCGAAACCGCCGCCAAAGCGGCACAGAGCGCCGCAGAGACGGCCAAGACCGGGGCCGACACGGCGGCCAGCAATGCAAGCGAAAAGGCCACAGCCGCGGCCAGCAGCGCCACAACGGCCAAATCCAGCGAGACTGCTGCCGCCAAAAGCGCAGACGATGCCAAGAATTATGCCGCGCAGGTGGCGGGCATTGTAACCAGTCAGGCCATTTTCGGCGTGAACTTTTCCGGCAGCGCCAGTGCAGGCACCCGTGTGGGTGCGGCAAAAGATTTTGTGTTTACCCCCGGCACCGATACCAGCGCAGGGCAGAACAGCTTTGATGCTGTCTATCCCTGGGCAGGCATGCGCCGCTGCTGCTGTACCCTGAACGCAGATGGTACCGTCAAGGTCAATGCGTACAAGGGCCAGCCTGGATACATTGAGGATGGCACCAACGGCGAAGTGCTGGTGGAAATTCCGCTGTTTTACGTCTCCGGCATGCTGGACGTTGCGCCGTCCATCAGCATGTCTATGCTGCCCGGCTACCGCGCACCGCGCAAATTCCTGAACGCGGATGGCAGCCTCAAGCAGAAATGCTATGTGCGCGCTTTCCCCGGCAGCATTGGCACGGACGGAAAGCTGCACAGCATTGCCGGTGCCGTGCCGACTGGCAACCAGAATATCACTCAGTTTTTGAACGCTGCCCGCAAATGGGGTGATACCTACAGCATTGGCACCAGTGCCGACTTTGAGGTGCTGGCCTACCTGATGATTGTTGTATACGGCACGCGCCATGCGCAGAGCAAGATCAATGGCTGTGTAAGCTTGTACAGCACGAACATTGCGGTTGCCGCCGCGACTGACAACGCTGCCAGCGTGGTGGTTGCCAAGAGTGCCGGCATTGAGCCCGGCATGGTGATCTCCATCGGCACCGGCGGTGAAAACGAAACCATCGCAATACGTCGCATTGTTACTAGCGTGGAAACTATTGATGGTGATGCCACCAACGTTAAGGCTAATTTTGACGGCAATCCCGTAACCACAACGACCGATCACAAGGTATGGCGCATAATGCAGAGCACCGGCACCGCAAACAGTGTGATTGCCACCTGCGGCAGCCCCGTCAGCAACACCGATGGACGGCACAATTCTGTGTTTTACGGGGTGGAAAATCCGCTCTATGGCAACCAGTGGCGCTTTGAGTGCGATTGGAAATTGGTTGACGGCGTACCGTACTGGTGCGACGACCCCACAAAGTACAGCTGGACATCCAACGATGGCTACACTGCCCTTGACACTATGGCAATGCCTGACGAAGGCTGGGCGACCGCCCTGCAGCAGGATGATCGTGCGCCCAGCGTGCAGATCACCAAGTCTGTTGGCGGCAGCTCTGGTACTTACCTGGCAGACTATTTCTATATCAATAAGGCCGGAACCCGTATCGCTCGGCGTGGCGGCCGCTCCGACTACGGCGGCAGCGCAGGCCCGTTCGTCCTCCACCTCGGCAACGTCGCGGGCGACGCCGGGTGGTACATCGGCGGTGACCTTTCTATCCCCGGTTAAGCGGG